ATGCTGCTACCCACATGGCATTGATCAAGGGTAAGCAGGCAGTTCAGTGGATGCTGGATTCACCGGTGGGCAAAGCAATGAAGGGTGCTGGGTCTTGGGGTGAGGGACTCTACAACAAGTTTGATGGGATGGCCAAGGCCGAGCTGACCTTCGGTGAAGCGAAGAGCATGAGTGCCACCCTTGCCAAATACTTCTATGTGACACACCTTGGGTTGAACCTGAGTAGTGTGACCATGAACTTGATGCAGCCACTCTTGTATGCGAGTGTGTATGGCGGTCTTGGGAATGTGATGAAGGCATACGGCAAAGCGTTCCAGGAGATGGGCTCCTATTTAGGGGAGCGTGTGAGCAAGTATGGCTACAAGGCTTTGACAGATGAACAACACACGCAGATGATCGGGAAGCACTTCAAGTTCGCGAACATTGAGGGTGAGAATCTGATCCGCATTGGGCGAGATACGTTCTCTAATCTGGATGCGATCTCCTACAAGTCTGGTTCGTTGGAGGGGATTCATCGTGGTGAGTCCTACTTCTTTGATTACCCGATGAAGCTGTTTGAGAAGGCCGAGTGGATGAACCGTTCGGTGGCTGCTCACAGCGTGGAGAATCTCTATCGGTCGAAGGGGATGGACGTTGCACAAGGAACCCCCACTTATTTCAGGATGCTGTCCGATGTGGATGAGATGGTGGCTGCCACCCAGTTCGGTGGCAACAGCCTGAATACGCCGATGTCCTTTCAGGGTGTCGGTCCGGCCGGGCGTCTGGGGAACAATCCGTTGGTGCGTCAGTTCTTGAGTTTCCCGCTTCGTAGTTTGACGGGTCTTACGTTTGAGTCTGCGCGGCTGGGAGATCGTGGTGCGTTCAAGGGGATCAGCCAGGATTTCATTCGGGGGATGGGCATCAGCGCCATCTTCTATGAGGTGGGCAAGAATACGTTCGGGGTGAACCTGAGTCCCGGCTTGTTCTCTTCTAGTTTGACGCAGGCAGTGGGGGGTGAGAGGTTCTTTCAGGACGGCAACGAGTACATCCCTGTGCCTCCGGTGATTGACATCCCGATGAACTTGATCAGGGGCATGATTGATCCGGGGCAGCACGAGCTGTTGCAGAACAACATCCCCCGTTTGATTCCGGGTGGGGTAGCGTTGGCCCGGTCGATCAACCTGATGCCGGACCTTGGTGGCAACCCGTTGACAGGACTGGTTGGCTCGTTGCAGCGGACATACATCGATGCAAGCCAGCGCACAGCGGAGGGTGGCATAGCTGTGTTCAAGGGGGACGGCACGTTGATTGGGTATGAGAGTCCGGGCAAGATCTTCGCGAAGCACCTGGGCCTGGACTTCGGCAAGTTCAAGGAGGCCGGTGAGTTCGATGGGTTCCTGATCAAGAACAGGGACAACATCTTGGACTACCGACGTAGGGCGATTCAGGCGCTACTGAGCAATGAGGTGCCCAAGATGCAAGGGATCAAAGAGGAGTTCAAGAGGCGGTTCGGTATGAACCTGACCATCTCACAGACTCAGCTGGACACTGCGATTCAGAACCGGACAGTCAGCAGGACGGAGCGGTTGCTGGATCGTATGCCACCGGACCAACGGGGTGCGTTCCAGGAGATGGCAGCACAGCGGGCCTACCAGATGGGTGTTCCGGAGGAAGCAATCGTGGGTGCGGACACTGCGCGGCAACGGATGCAGACGCGGTCTTTCAATGCGCTTCCATTTACGCCGGAGCAGCAGCAGGTTATGAGCCAAGAGGTGCAGGCTAAGAGCTTCGATCCACCGCAGGCGTTCTAGATGGCTGACCAGATCTGGAATGTCTCGGTGTCGGGGTAGTAGCGCACCGAACCCTTCAGGTAGCGGGGCAGCAGACGCACCAGGATGCGTGAGTCCGGGGCTACGGCGAGGACACCATCGGCGAGGGCTGTCATGCAGGCTCTGGGCATCTGGATGTTGACCATGTGTACGGCGCCCAGACAGGAGCAGTGCAGGTGTCCCTTGCAGACGGGTCCATCCACCCGCCACCCGGGGGGATTCCACGCGAATGAACCCCCACTGAGTGTGAGTGTGTGGACGAGCCACAGTTTCTGAGCATCACTGAAGATCGTTGGCGTGCTCCGTACCGGGAGGGTGAAGATGGACTTCTTCGGCCGGAGGGGCAAAGGTGCTGTTACCCCCAAAGACTGGAAGCCAGTGTGCAACACCCTCACCGGTACAGGCAGGTGCCATAGCCGGACCGTGGACATAGCGTCCGTGAGCCGGGCGAGTATGGATGGGCACTCTCTGAATGGGGCTGGCGGCTCGATTGTTCGATCCATCGTAAGCTTTCAGGGGGAGACAACCACGCCTGTCCCTGTATGGGAAGGGCAGAGATGCACCACCAGCCCCGGTTGGGCAGAGAGGTTCTGTGTTTGTGTCGGGGAGAACCGCTGGGCGGGTGGGTAGAGCGTGTGGGCCCTACCCACCCTATCAGTGGGGGTTCAAAAGGAATCAGGCTGACAGGAGCTTGTTGAGGAACTCTGTCTTGTAGACCTTGCTGGCGCTGTTGCCCTTACCCTTGCGGTACTGGCAGCGGACGGTTGCAACGATCTGCTTGTCTGATGAGAGGATTTCTGAAGCGCGTTCGATTGCTTCAGCGACGTCGAGACCATCGGCAGTTCCGACCTTGGTTCCAAGCAAAGTTGAAAGGTGGCCGCAGAAGCGGTTGCGTTCAATCTGGAGGCCGGTTCGACGTCCCTCTGCGGTCACGGCAGCAGGGTTGTCTGGGAACATGAACGGGGCGCCACCCCATACGAGTGGGCTGTCCGGGTTGGTCTCGTCGTTGAGGAGTTGGTAACGGAAACGGAACTCCGTAGCTGAGATCTCCTGCTGCTGACCCTGCTCGGTGGTGAAGCGGTACTGGGCCTTGTCGTTGATGTCGAGAGAGAGGACATAGCAGTCGTGCTCCCCCTCTGTTGGCCATTCACCGAGGCCACCGATACCGGTGTCTGGGTTTGCGTCTCCGAAGGCTGCCTTCTGCGCTGCGAACATTGCACTGATCTTGAGATTTGCCATAGCTGACTACTCCTGAAAGGGTCTGCAAGCGTTACGCGCTTGCTTTGGTGTATTGGGAAACGAACTCTGCCCATCCATTGGACTCGGGCAACTCGAACTCTGATGCCATCTTGACTCGGTGCTTGGTGATGCCAGCCAACGACTCGCTGTCCACCGAGAACAGATACTTCTTGCGCTTCTCGGTGACAATCTTGGGCTTGAGGGTGATGGTCTTGCCATCACGCACGATGGCCGGCTGATGGATCTCACGCTGCTCTGTGATCCACTCGGTGCTGATGGCCGCAACCATCTCGAAGAGTGGGTAGAGCCGTTTGTAGAAACCGTCGGTGATGGTTAGCTCCGGCTTGAAGACGAAGCGGTCATCACCTAGGGGGATCTTGGCATTGACTACGTGGCAGATGATGTAGACCCCGTAGCCGTAGCGACGAAGCACCAGGCATGAGTCGATCACCATATCGTAGAGCTGGTCCCATGAGCGCCGGCCGTCCATCTCACGCCAGTCCTTCTTGTCATTGGACCGGGTGATGTACTCCTTGAGGAGCGGGATGAATGTGCCAAGGCTGTCGAAGAACACCGTGGCTGGCCGTGGCTGCTTCTCCTTGGCTAGGCGGCAGAGCAGATCAATCTTGGATTGGACTGCCTCCCACGTAAGGACCAGGGGTTGGTTGTCCACGTCGATGGACTGGCCTTGCGGGTTGATGCCCGGCCAGACACAGGCGTGAGGGTCTCCGAGCGTGGAGGTGCAATCCATGTTGCACACCCATGCGTCCGGATGCGACTGGATGAACTGTGACTTGCCCTCTCCGGGCAGGCCGCAGATGAGACCGAACAATCGTTCGGGTGGATGCACCATCTTGATGCCTTGGAAACCAAGGGATGGGTACTGTTGTTGTGGCAGTTTGCCTGCTTCAAGTGTGACCATGATTAGTCCTGAAACCCTGGCATCCGGACGTTCGCAAAGACGCCTGATGGTTCGGGAAAGTGAAAGTTGATGGGTTGCTGTGGTGTCTGTGGAACCCCCACTGAAGCTTGCTCGGCAACAGAGGCTTTCAGTGGGGGTCCCTGTGGGACAGACGAGGGACGAGCGATGTCCACACGGCGAGAGACTCGGTACCCGATGGCCTTGAGCCAATCGGTGATTCGGGATTTGGGTACTGAGCATGAGTAGACGCGATTGAAGTTGGCGGTGAGTTCGGTGAGGGACTCCACACCTTCGTCAAGTATGTGATCGATCTTTGGTTTGATCACAAGGGTGATGTACTCAGGCTCGAACATCAAGTGAGGTGTTCGGGTTCGAGGCTTTCGATCAGCCCGTCGAACTCGTGTGGCTCCGGCTCCAGTGGCAGGTCCCCCGCATCCCGGTGTGAGATCAGGAAGCTTTGCATCTGAATCAGTGCTGGCCACTCCTTCGGTTCCGTGAGGTAGAAGGGGCTGAAGTGCGCCAGCCTTGAGCCGACCCGAAGTGCGTCGATGTTTCGTAGGAATTTGCATGGGTTCGCTTCTGCTGTTGCCAAGCTGTATATGTAGGCAACACGGGTAAGATAGTCACTGCGCCAGTCGTTGTCAAGCATGGTGCTTGCGTGTGTG